ACCTAAACTACCGATACCACCGATCAGCTTGCCCGTGCCGTAACCACCAAGAGCGCCACTCAAAGCACCCTTCAATCCTTTACCGCCAACTACGTTGGTTGCAGCTCCGATAGCACCAGCCACAATTGGACCAACGCCAGGGATAAAATTAGCTAAAGGGCCAGCAACGGGAGCAATCTTTTTCGCAAACTTTTTGATGCTTTTACCAAGCTTCTTAAAAAAGCCAAACTCTTCTAAACCCGTTTGTGGGTTCAATGAAGCGATACCCATGCCAACCACATATTGTTCTGGATCGAGATCCAGCTCTCTAAATCTGTTTTCTACAACGGTTTCAAACTGATCACTTTCAAACATCTCCGGTGGCAGAACTACTTCGCCAGGAGTCAAGTGAGCCAAGGTCGTATCTGGACCGCGTCCAGCGGCAGCAATTTGTGCTGCCAGTTCCGCAAGTGGAGATTGAGCAGCTATCTCTGAAGCTTGTATCATTTTGTCAGCTTGAGCTTGCTCTGTAGGATCTTCTGCCGTTTCACGAGCCATCAGCAACTGTTCGACAGCTTGCTCAGCACCTGGCATCGCATCTACCTCTCCACCCATCTGCATCATCATTGGTTCTGGGCTGGTATCGCCCATGAGGTTTGCTATTCGCTGCTCTAACATCTGGTTCATGAAATTGTCACCGTCACTGCTCCCACACTCGCGGTCAATGATACCCCAACAGGATAAGTTTGGTGACTATATAAATCACGAAACTGGGTGCCATCAAACGCTTGATGGATCGAGTTTGTAGTATTAAAAATTATAGCGCCTGTTGCAAACGCTAACTGTGAAATTTCGTCTGAGTTGAAATGAGGGCTGATCGTAATATCGACCTTTCCCAGGTTCAATTCCAATACTCTAACCAACCGATTGAATGTCTGCGAGTCAACATTATCTCCCCTAGCATCGGGGAGCCTGGTTTCAAGCAGCTTGCTCATCTTCGACCGCTAGCTTGTAAATCCAATCTCGTGGTTCCAATACGCCACTTATAACCCAGTCTGTTGTCAGCCGTGTTGTCATCGTCAGATTCAAAACGAATCACCACCTGACGCGACCTGGTTCTCACATTTGAGAATGTAAATGTCGGCGTAATTTGGCTGGTCGAATCTGTAACCAGAGAATCATTAGGGAAGTTTCTGCGCTTCAAAACTACGTTCATAGCTGGGGTATTGGTAGTTCCCGTAGGCTGTATAAATTCCATGTCCGGAATCAGTTTCTTCACAAAGGTGAATTGATCACCAGAGCTAATGTCGATATCAGCACTTTCAACGAACACACCATCCATTGGTGACCCGTTATCGTCATAACCAATCTCATGTTCAAAGATGCAATTGGTTCCGCTAGTTTGAGCTGCTGCTATTGGCAAGTCTTCGATCCCAGCATCTAACCAGGAATATCGAATCAGACTACCAACCGACCAGTTATTCTCTTCGTAATTGAAAATGACATACCTAGATATCTCACCAGTGCCATCTTCTTTTGATGGGTAAAAGAACCACATCTCTCCATATTCACTATTGATTCCCATGTGACACTTGAATGCCTGGTCTAATTCCAGATCATTAAAAACGTATTCTTGAACTGAGCAAGGAAGCTTCTGTACTGAGCCATTGTAAAAGTAAAAGCTGGTTTTTGATGCAAAGTAAACGCCGTTGGGTCCGTTTGCTGCTGCTTTGGGACCGATCAATCCAGAGCCCTCGTTTACTAGGTTCACGGCAAAGGTGAGTGGTGGACCAATAAAGTTCATTGAGTAAAGGGATGTATCTGTCCAGATCAATATTTCTTGTCTGGATTTAATCCCACCGACAATGAAGGAACCAGTAGAAAGCCTGACACTACCCGCTGAGTTTGTTGCAGTCGGCTCAAACTCTAGCTCGTTCTCTGAATCAGAGAATGCAACCAACATGGGGTCAATAGATCCAGTTCGAGAACCACTAGATATTGGATCCGCTCCGAGTACGACTAAATGTCGATCGGTCTCAGAAGTGATAACCTGTAGCCCAACGGTCGGCACCAGATTCGCCCCTGATATCCCAGATAGCGCAGCAGCCCTAACGGAAGTCCCGCTGTTTTCAACCCATCTGAATATACCCGCGCCTCTTGGATTGATAATTAGGTTTTCACCATAGTTATCGTGCGTCCACAATCGCAACTGGTTAGTGGCACTGATTGCAGATGCAGAACCAAACGTACCAGAACTCCACGGTCCTACACCCCAACCAGAACTAGATACATAAGTATCGAGGCCCACGTTTATTTGATAGGTGCCAACGACCGAGCTGCCACCGTTACTGCTATCGCTAGCGTTTGCGGTAACCGTAGCCCCATCCGTATCTTTCGCGGTGATTGTGTAGGTATTGGTGCCAGTAACCAACAGTATCTGATACTCCTGGTTCAATACGTTTGCGGTGACGTTTCCACCCAGGGACGCAGCACCACTAAAAGTGACAAAGTCATTGGTTACAGCGCCATGAGAGGTATCCGTGACAGTGATCGTGCTGGATCCGTTAGTTGCTGCGAAGGTTACATCGCCAGCAGAAGTCGTAGACCTGATAGGAGTGACATCGGCATAGCTGTCACCTTCCTCTATGTAATACTTAAAAGTGGTTCCGAGTCCCAAGAACCGAGTGCCACCCAGTGAAATGAAAGAATGAAGGGCTCTAGCTACGCCTAAAAAATTGTTGGTGCCGAGCTTCTGCCAGCCTCCGACCTTTTCAACTCTGCCTTTTTTGAATCGAATTAAATTGCCATCTACCCAACCGCCTTTTGCGGCATAGTCGGTTGACTCTTTATTGATTCCTGGCTGGAACTCCAGATTGCTTAGTGGCATCGAGCATCAAGCAAGTCGGATAATTGCGCCAGTAGCAGTCGGTGATGGAAAAACTACTGTGAAGTCACCCGCCGTGCTAGTTTTGTCTCCACCAAAATCCACTGCTGCAATCGCCTTATTACCGTTAGTAGAATTATGCAAAAGCATTCCACGAGCCGTGACGGTAGCAGTGCCGAAAGTAAAATCAGAAAAATCGCACACTGCAACAGAACCACTCAGCGTTGGCGTCACGTTTGTAAGTGAGCCTCCACCAGAGCTGTAGCCGGTCCCACTGGATTGACCCGTAGTTACGAAAACAGTGGTTCCCGCTCCCAAGGTTGCTGATGATGTGTAGAGAGCCAATTTTATAGTGTCGGCTCCGTTGGTCAGATTATGACCTTCTACCAAGAGTTCTTGCTTGAACGAGTTGCATATCGCAGAAGTGATAGCCATCCTTATAGCTCCTTTATGATCTTTGCCATGTCCTCATGCCCTTGCGAAGCGAGTAGCCCTCGGATAGTAACACGGTCTGAGGCAATCGCATTCTTAATTCCCAATAATATTAGAGTATAAACGTGGTTCTTGAAAGCCTCAGCTTGTTGTCTGATATGCGGGTCTGCCTGTTCTGAAATCCCTACAATCTTGTTCGTAATCTGCTTAGCCCAGAACTCTGGATCGTGACCTTTGTTGTCAGTAGTTGAAACCATGACCTGGCCAAGGCCAAAACTAATATTGTCTTCTATCATGGCTAACCCTTATAAGGTTCTGGTGAAGAGGGCATCTCAACAGTTTCTAGTTTGTGTTTTTTAACCATCTTGGCAAGCTCCGATCGATCACAAACCATCCACTCATCGGCTGGAGTAGGCATGGCAATCTTTGGGTTGCTCAAACGATGATAGCCATACAAACGCTCTTCAATTGGTACGTTCTGGTCGAGCAGCGATGACCTGGGACTGACACCGACAGTGATCTCGCTATTGATTGCTTTGCAAAGCCAGAACTCTAAACAGGCTCGACCGGCCTCTGCAAAATGTAGATTGTGCTTATAACTGAAATCCATACCAAATAAATCAATCTGGTTGACCTCGTTCCATATTGCAAATGCAATCGCATACGCCGTTGTATTGTTCATGTAAGCACAACGCTGGTCCTCGATCACCTCTTCAAGTGGGTACTCAACCAGAGCGGGTACTCGATCGTCTAATTCACAAGTGTAGATGGGTTTTGTGTAGTTAGGTAACACTCTACGCATTACATCTGTTTGGTTCCCAGCGTCATCTCCATCCAGGAAACGACTTACTGGGTCCATCATGAAAACACGATCCAGCTCAAATACGGATAGAGCTGAGTTGATTCCCCATACTTCGTCCCAGGTTTTGCTGTTTTCAACGCCTATGACATAGTCAATTTGACTGGCGCCTAAACCGATGATTGCTACATTTTGTCCTTTAAGACTCTCTATTTTTTCCAATTAACTCACCCCAGTGCGTAAAAGATCATAACGATACTCGTCGCGGGTGTTGCGTCCCTCGGATAGATTCTTCATCCGAGCGATGCCTTCCTTAAAACGAGCCTCGAAAGCTCCAATCACACTAGGGTCTTCTTTCAGAAAAACAGCAGCCTCAACCAAGGTGCCATAGAGCAATGGATCTGGATGGTCTGTTGATAACAGAGTCGTTCCAGAGTCGCTCCCAGCAGTCAAAGAGTTTGGCTTATGTAGGTAATGTACCTCTACGGTAAAGTTTGAAGACGGCACTGGGGATAGCTCAAAAGCAGACTCATCAAACAAACTGTAATACTTTGGGCGCCCAGTCGTTGTTGTTGTAGGAGAAAACTCCTTCAAAAAACTAGGGTGTTTGAAATCCAAGTAATAGTATTTACTCGAATCAATAATCGCCACAGAGAATGGTGCAAAAAAATCAGATGGCGTAGCCAAAAACCGATTGTTTTGAGATACCGTTCCAGTCACGTTTTTTCTCTGCTCTGGGAGCTGCACCATTTTAAAGATGCGACTTTCAGATTCTTTGATAAACGTGTTCAGGTTGTTGTTGAAAGTGGTTTCATTAACCTGGAGATAATCTTGAACCGTGCTTTTGAGCGTAGCCAGCGTAAAACTCATGTGATTGTCACCTCCACCGTTCCAACTGTACAACTTATTGCAAAAGTTTGCAAAGATGTAGCCAATTTACCAAGACCTTGGTTTGTGTAAACCTGAAAGAATGTACCGTCTTCTCCATCAGCAGCCTGGTCAGGTCTGCTTATTTTCAAAGCTTCTGGATCTGCTGCTTTTGGCCTGGGGCTCAGTTGTGGTTCTTTGGGTGACCACTGATCAGGACCAACCAGTAGCCCGTTCCAGGTCATTTTCATGTCTTTGAGCTTGTACCGGAATCCGGTTATATCGCAAATTCCGTAAGCGTTTTTATTAGACGCAAAAGCCATGACTAAGCCGTGTTATATCCGCGGAAGTCTGGAGCAACATGAAAGGATGCTCTGTCCTCGTCTTGGCTCATCGCTCTCTGGAACTCTTCTTCGTATAAAGACTTCAGCATCTGGACCTTTTCTGGCACTCGCTTCAGTGCAATGTAATAAGCCAACCCCGCTGCTAAACATGGATAAAACCGAAACGGCACCTCCAGGGTATCTGCTCCTACATCTGCATCATCCATCCTAGTCAACACGTTTAGATGCAAAGTATAGGTGGAGCTTTTATCTGGTGTAGGCCATACCGACACCGTAGGTGTAATCTGCTTATTTACAAAGAACTGGTTGGGTTTCCCAGTGGTAGTCTTGACAGCGATGTTCGCGTAGTCGGATCGAGAAAGCCGTGAGAGTGGGATGTCGTTTGCTTTGCCACCGATGGTTTCTCGAATAAAACCGTCAAGCACATCAATAGCAGCCGTGCCGTTGGTCGAGTCTACATTATAAGTGGTTGTGTCTTTGACCATCGCTATGGTTTTTTCAGCGATCGTCCACTGGTTCAATCCTCGATTTGCCCATTCGGCCAGCATAAGATTCAAACTGCGATTCGCAGACTTGAGATCGTAACCAGTACGCAATTCCAAACCACAACGCTCGAAAGCCTCTTCAACGTAATCGGCTACATCTAACTCAAAGTTCTTACTTCCGCTTAGTGCCATTTTTCTTCTTCCGTTGTGGCTTTTTCTCTGGAGCGTACAGATTATCAAAGACTTTGTTTACGTCCAACGTATAATCCAAATCGCTCTTTGAATAATGTATGTGTTGGCTTGGCCTAAAGTCAGGGGCTCCTTCACCAGCCTGGAACCAAGCTGGATGTGTGACTCTTACCCGATTATTCGGGAGCGCAACCACATTACCCGTCCAGTTACCCGCTTCCAAAAGTTGGAGGACATGGCTCTGCTTATGTTGTGCTGGATCATCGGCAATTTCGTTCTCCGCATAATCAACAGTGAATAGGTAACGTGCAGGGTAAAACTGTCCATCAATCTTTGCCATCCACGGACAAGGGGTGCAACGATCCAACACATAAACAGAATGATTATAACTAGAGCAATCCCAAGGCTGTGCAGCCCAGACAGGCATCGGTTCAGGCCAGCCTTCATACTCAAAATCTCCAGCTAAAGCGGTTATAGGCATCCTTGCCCACATGGCTCCACCGTGTACGTTCTGCTCATCTCCTTGAGTTTCCGCTCCGGTAAATATTACCTGGAACGACAAACACCTGGTTGGCATCGTTGTAACGGCGATCGCCATCGCATGTATAAATTCACCATGATATTCCTCATGGTTTTTTGTGTACTCCCTCCGAACCCAACACTTAAAATACGGAATGTTACTTTGGAGGTAAGCCAAAACTCCTAGCCGTACAAGCCGGTGTTTTTATTAGACGGCTTCCGCATACCTTGCTTTTTCACGGTGCCGCCTTTGTTCATCCCTGGTGGTACTTTCTTGATTGATCCACCCTTCATCATACCAGGGCCAACCTTCTTAATGCTCCCGCCTTTGTTCATACCAGGACCGCGCTTTTTCATCGCCATGCCCTTGGTTCCCATTTTGCCACCTTTATGTCCAGCCATGATGCCTCCATCTCTTGCAAATGTTTTTACGTTAGTGGGTTTTCCACCAACACCCTGTCTCTCTGATCTCTTTCTTCTTACTGCCGATTTACGCTCTGATTCTGTCATGCCTTTGGCTACCGTTCTAGGCACACACTTAGGATATTTGCGCTTGCTTTTACCTCCAGAGGTTCTTCCACATTTTTGAAATTTGCCGTCTTTCTTCGGAGCGCCAATATCTACCCAGTCACCCTTCGGACCTTTTCCGAACCAAGTCTTTAGACTCATTAGCTTCTAGGCACCCTAGTCTTGCGTTGCTTGTTTGGCATGATAGCCCCGCACCCACGAGCCTGAACCATAATACCGCCACCGCTCATGTTCTTTGCCATACTCTTAGCTATAGCAGTGCCTCTAGCTTTTTCGTACTTGCTGATTTTGCCGTCTTTGTTTAGATCGCTTTTCTCACTATCAAACTCAACCGAACCACCCAGGGCTTTTTTAGTGCCTGAATACTTACCGCCCATTCGCTTGTATTCTTGAACCAAGTAGCCTGATGAATAAGCACTAGGAAAAACATCGAATTTAGCTTTCGCTTTCGCTTTGGCCTTTCGGTACAAGCTGGGGTTTTTAACATTGTCTGGTATCTTTGACGCCATTAGCCAATCCTCCTTCTATTAAAACCAAACATTGGCAATGCTGGCTTTCCTATTTTAGCGGGTGTTGGCACAACTGGGTCTGGTATTGCTACGTTAACGGGCTTATCCAATGCGACTCCCATGCCGGTTGTAGCCGGTTGCACATCAGCAAAATCTATCTGATCTTGCAGACTACCGCCAGGTATGTAGCCCATCGCGTCAGCCATACCATCAGACATATTTAGGCCAGCAGAATAATCTGGTCTTGCACCCATCATCTCAGCAGCGCCTTCAGTCGTTGGTAAGGTGTTATATCCACCGCCTTGTCCGTATGGATCCATGCCTCCAGCTCCTGGTCCGACAGAGACCGCGGGCGCTTGCACGTTGGTCATCGGTTGTGGCATACCAGCAAGCACCTCTTCAGTAATCTGCTTTCGTAGCGCATCCACATCGATCTGTTGAGGTATCTCTCCCCTTAACTTTTCTATTTGTGATTGAATAGGATCAACAGCTCCAGTAATAGCCGCCATCCTCTGTTGTTCTATTTGAGCTGGGTCTAGCTGAGCTGATTCTAAGGCTCCGATCTGTTCTGCGAGTCTTTCGCCTCTTTGGGTTTGTTGGGTGATAGCGTCTTGCAACATGCCACCCGTCCTTTCGTATTCTTGCTTGAGAGTTTCAAACTCTTCTTGACCAGCCCTGCCCTCCAGTGCTGCTCTAAGATCTGTTTCGAGTCTTTCTCGTTCTGTACGAGCCGTATCAGCAAAGTTTTGTGATTGGGTAGTAATCCCTTCTATCTGACTTTGAATTTCTGGCAAAGGAAGGTTTTCTATTTGATCTCTCAAGGTTCCGATACGACCTTCGAGATCCTGGACTATCTGCTCTCTCTCACCTCGTAAGGCTTCAGATTGAGCAGCGGTTTCTGTTTCTACCGCTTGCGATACGCCAGCAAGCTCATCATTCAAAGTGTTGATTCGACCCTGAATTAAATCTACGGCGCCAGATTGTGACTCCTTCAGCTCTGCCGACAGCTTGTCTTGTTCTTCTTGAATGGTTTGAGAAATTCCACCCAAGTCTTGGGTGAGTCCACCGATCCTATCTTTCAGATCACCTATGATGGTTCCCTGGTCAGCTACTTCAGCAGCAGCAGCATCTCGTGCTTCTTGTATTCTACCTTCCAAAGCAGCAGATAAAGCAGATCTTTCTCCAGCAGCAGCAGCTTCTGCTGTTGATGTTTGTTCTTGGATTGCGGTCCTTAAATCAGAGATAGCCTGTTCTCTTTCAGCTCTTTGAGCTTCCTCAGCCTCTCTTTGAGAGCTGATCAAGTCTTCGTATTGTTGAGCCAATTGTTCTTGCTCATACTCTGGTCGGTCTAAGCTTCTAAGCGTAGGCAACTCACTAGCCTGGGTTCGAGGATCTCGATTGAACACCGGCTGTTCTAATAGGTAGTTTTGTAGCTCGGAGTAGGGCGAAGTAGAAGAAGCGTATTCGTCAGCCGCTCGATCAAGATCTGTCGTAGGGCGAGTGGGTAGTCGCTCAAGGAAACCGCCCCCCGGCATAACGTCTGGAAGATTCCTCGTAATACCTTCAAAGAATCCTCCAGGAGCTGCGTCAGGAGCAAGCCTTTGCAAAGTGGCTGCTTGTTCTGGAGTCAAATTTCTTACCGTCATCTATATCACCAATTTTTACAAGACCAGTAGGAAGCCGCAAAGACATCTTTCTTCTTTTGAACCGCATCACAATTGTGACGAGCCCTGAATGATTTACGCCGTTCTGGTTGATCTTTTTTGATCGACATCTTGGGATCGCCATAACGCACAATCTTAACTTGATCGCCTTTCTTGGCTAACACCGCAAATTTTTTACTTTGCCCAGGCGTCCTTTTTTGTTGATTGTAGCCAGGGAACGACTCACCTCGGTAGGTGAGCCGTCCTGACTTAGTGCGCTTTACGTCTTTAATATCAGCCATAGCTCTTGATCAACTCTAAGACGATCATGTAAGTGTCACCAGCGCCGTGACCAACAGTAGTGAAATCTAAATCCCCTGTAATTCCAGATCCCGCGTTGTTTGGGATGCCAGAAAACGCAGAGTAATCATGAAATCCATTACTGTCTTCACTCAAGCCGATCGCAAGCACATTTGTTGATGCGTCAAAATCGATCTTTACGGACATGCCCGTGCATTGCCACCAGATGCGATTAATAGCGACTCTGTTGCAAGACACGCCTTTCGAGTTGGCTGCAAGGGCTGAGACATCTACTTTTTTTACTGCCGATTCACCAGTGCCATCGCTAGCGTTGGTGAATTTAAGGACGGCTAACCTAGAGCCGTCATTAATAGTTTGGCTTGTTACAACATCAGCCATAATTCCCTCCTAGTTAGGAAGCTACGTCGAAGCCAGTGATTTCAATCAAGAACCGTCCAGCAGTATAGGTAGCATCACCAGTTCCCTGGCTAACCAGGTACAAGAATTGATCAGCAGCGATGTCACCACCAGCAACCATCGTACCAGCAGAAGCAGCTCCAGCGTTTATGATCTGGGTCTCTGTGAGATCACCAATCGCAGTGTCGTTTACACCTGTGCCTTCCGTAGCGGAAAACAAATCAATATCTGTGCTACCGCCAGCAGGGGTTTCTACACAAGTCATCGTGACGCCGAAAACGCTTCCCTGGTTTGCAGTAGTAACCTTGCCGATGAACGCTACGCCAGACCCATCTTTACCGATGATGTCGCCAGCGGTTCCACCGTCTTTTAGACCAGTAAGGTCAATCATAATAGTGGTTTTAACCACGTTGACATTTGTGCTTACGTCACTCTTCAGGCGATTGACCTGAGTAACGTATACAGCAGCAGTACCTTCGATCCCTGCGCTGCCAGTGGCTTCAGTAGCCATCTTGTCACCGCTAGTTACGGTTATGGTGCCGTTAGCTGATTTAGAAATTTGTTGAAAGCCCTTTTCCGATCGGACTGGGCCGTTAAAAGTTGTTGTAGCCATCTGTTTCTCCTGTCGTGGCAAATGTCAGACGCGGGATTGCGGCTGTCAGGATTCTACTTTTATACCACACAGCTTATAAACGGACAATTTTTCCAAGCACAAAAAAAGGGGCCATACGGCCCCTTTGCACCTTTTGCAAGATGTTTACGCTCCCTGGGAAGCGAACACTCCACGGAAATCTGAAAAACCAAAAGAGTAACGCTCTCTCGATTTATATCTCAGGTTACCCGTTGAGAAGTCAGGCTCCATAGTCGTTTCAAGAGGCGATCTCTGGAACATCTTCAGACCTTCACCCGCGTCTGTAATGCTTGTCAATATAAAGAAAGCATCTGGATCAGATAGGTAATGGTTTACTGAATAGCCACCAGGTAACACACCAGTGTTCTTGATCGCATTGATGTCGTTATCAGCAGTCCCTGTTCTTTGTGCAGAATTCAAGATTCTGTCAGCAACGAACACTAACTGAGGAGGAACGATCATCTTTGTCGCTTGTACCGATATTTGAAGACCTTTGTCATCAGTGAACTCACTGATTGAAATCAGCATGTTCTCTAATGAAGTCTCGTTCAAATCAGCCATCGTCGTTTCACGGTTAGCCAAAGTGCCACCACCCGCAAGCGGATGCGCTGTTGCTACCAATGGTTGACCGTCACCACCAGCGAAATTTGTATCGAAAGCGTTATTCAGAATATCCGCTCCCTTGATCTCTTTGGTGTTGTTCATAGATCGGGCCAAAGCCTTCACATATCGACGCCCAAGAGAGTCATACAAATTATCTTCCACTGCTTCTTCGGTTCACAAGTTGTTGATTTAAAACAACTTTTTTGTTCAGATCAACTCGCTACTTTTGATCCCGTCCTGTTTCCAGGACCGCTACATGTCACCATGTAGGTCAGACTATATCTTCAACCGTTCTGGTTGGATGGCGCTTCCACCCGCTTGGGTGTACTTCCTTTCGGAATAGTCGTTGCACGTTCCTCTTACTGAGGCTTCGCTCAGGATTGTCTCTTTTGAGATTTTCCCTGAATTCACCATCTTATTGCCCGCTTATTCCTAAGCGGCTCGCCCACCGAGCGCAAATGCTAACGAAACAGTATCGTGTACATATCTTGAAGTGTAACCTTCGCTAGCCGTGTCAAACACCACACCTTGACCTTCAGTCTTGGTTGGAGCCGAACCGAAACCAGTTATCAGAACTTCTTCTTCAAAAGCTCGATCACTGTCTTCGATAGCAAAGATCTCTTCAAATTCGCGATCAAAAGTATTATAGTTTTGGCCGAAAAGAGCATTCAATCCTGGCTCTAATTCTGCCGCTAACTGGGCTCTAGAAATTGCCATTTATCGTTCTCCTTATGCCAAGCCAGCGCCTTTAACACCCATTACATGGTTCTGTATTACAACCATGACATTTGTGTTTGCGCTTGCTACGTCTGAGTTATCGGGATCCTGGCTGATATCCAGAGCTTTAAGAGGCAACGTAGTGGTGGTCGCACCAGTCGTTACGTCTAACTCTACATTCGATCGGCCAGAGCTTGTGTCACCAGTGGTTGATTGGTCAACAATATCAAAATTGCCGAACAGATCAGCGACTGGAAAAGTATCATCGGCCTGAACCTCAAATACGACATCAGGATCATCAACGACAAACGCGATGATATCCGATGCGACTACTGAGCCAGGATAATGATTGCTGAAAGTAACTTCTTTAGAAGTTGGGTCAGTGTATTGAACACCGTTGAAAACACCTACAACAGGGACAGTCGATGAGGCGGCTGCTCGCGAAACAGTTCCACCAGTAAGTTGCTTGACCAAGTCACCTTGGAAGATAGCACCAGACTGGTTGCTTGCTATTCGATAACGCGATTGACCGCCGGTATACGCACCGCCGCCCATCATTCTAGATGGCTTCAGTCCGAAAGCTGCGTCTTTATTCGCCATGCTTTATTTCTCCGGTTAGTTTTTGCCGAAAGAGACCCCACCACCTTTGGTGACAGAAGTCTCACGCTGTAAAGGCTCATACCTAACATACCCTTTGGATTGTGCTGCTTCGTTGAACATGTTGTTGTCCACCGAATCCAAAGCCTCTTGATTCTTACCTGAGTAGTAATCGTTTCGCTCTTGCACCGTTTCCTCTGGGATTTTTGCTAATAATAAACCTTCACTAAAAACGACACCCTCATGCCTTCCACTATCCATAGTCGGTAACTGCCATTCTTCTGGGAGGTCTGTACCTCTCACAAGTTCCCAACCCTCTCGTATCCTTCTGGATACGTTAGCTCGGTCTTCAGTTCCCAACATGCTCTCCCTGATCCAACGATAAACATATCCTGGAGGTGCAGGGGGAGTTTCAAGTTTACGCACTGGGCGCCACGGTTTACGTCTAGCTGATTTATCGTGCGCCTGACTCTCACGACTAGAACGAGTACTACTTTTTGCTTCTGTCATTTCAATTACCTCTTTGTGCGATTTTCAGCTTTTCCTTCGCGACCGCCTGTAACCAGGCTTCTTCGCTCATGTTATGTGGCTTCAAACCGCGAAGACGTTCAATCTCTGACCGATTAAAAGTAACTCCGCTCTTGTTGCCTTGTGTTTTCGGGCGTACCCCAGAAGGGGCTGAAGCGACTCGTTGCACAGTGGGTCTTGCTTCATTTTCCTCGACCATAGGGCTAGCATCTTGGCTAGCTTGTTGAAGTTGAGGATAAACTCTGCCTATCCTCGCATCAAGTTCTTCGTAATATTCATTACTACCCAGCTCAAATCCTTCACTAGCTAGGTTGGTATGAACAAAGTTTGCCCAACGAGTAGCCTCTATTTGCTCCTCGTTAGCGTTTTGTAATTCTTCATCGCTAGACACAAACCAAGAGTTTTTCGACTTCCATTCTAAGGCGTCATCTGTTGGCTCAACTGGTTGTGGTGCAGACTCGTATTGAAGCTGCTCTTCGGGTTGTTGTACTACCCTGGCGGCTTGATTTTGTTGTCTGGCTTTCGCGACATTCAGTTTTTCTTTCTCAATAGCAACTTCGTTTTTGAGAGTAGCTGCTTTTGACATCAGCTCAGAGTCTCCAGACTCAACAGCTCTTTTGTACAGATCGTCTACTTGGGCCTCACGAGAGGTGACTGCCTCCTCCGACTTAACCAAAACGTTTTGTGACTGTTGTTGAGCAAAATTTTTGTACTGAGAAAGCTCTTGTTGCTGACGCATAAGTAGCTCTTCAGCTTGTCGAGCCCTGTCTTCAGCAGCCCTGGTCCGAGCTTTTTCTTTGTTAATTCTTTTGGATACGTTGCGGGTATGACGATCCAGTTCATCGTCACTTTGGATCTCCGCTTCTGGTTGTTTTTCAGGTACGTCTTCGTTTACCTGGACCTCTAAGGTCGGTTCTTCTTCTGGTACTGGTTGAGTGTTTTCTACTGTCATTTATAGCTCACAATGTCGTTAGGTTCTAAGATCGTTCCAATCACCTCATCGTCGTTGATGATGCGGATTTCTTCGCCGTCTTCCAGCCTCATCCTTGCACCAGCATATCTTCCGATAAGTACCCATTGCTGCTCTTCACACCAGGGAGTATCCCCGAATTTGTCTTTATCGTTGTAACACAACGGCCCCATCTTCAAAACAAAAGCCACTACAGTAGCTAAAGCTTCTCTATCTACGGTTTCCTTCAATAGATGAATACCGCCCTCGGTAGTGGATTTGCCTTTATATGGGAGCACCACCATCCGATAACCACTCGGCTGGGGCATTCTTTCGAGAATTTTTTTATCTATGAGGGTGGGATCTAACACGCGATCGTCTGGATTGACGTAAGCTTCACTCAAACTGGTCACTTCAGCTCCTTGTAATATTCTTGGATAGCTTCCTCGATCAAGTTTAACGCGATCAGCTCTCCTTGCAAAGATGCGTAATGTTGCATATCTTTGAGGGAGTTTGTAGTCAAAGTTTCAACTATTAAGTCTTTTCTAGAATTTATTACACGTTTGAGCTTACCGCCCAGGCCAAGATCATCCATTAATCACCTTGTTCGTAGTAAAATAAGCCTTTCGTAGCAGCCCCAGTGCCACGAGTCTTGACTCGTCGTACAGGAACTTTGAGCTGACCCTTGCTTACTTCTCCACCTTTCGCCATGCCTTTTGCGGTCTTCATCGCGATGGCTACGGCTTGCTTTTGGGGCTTACCTTCGCCTTTCAGAGTTTTGATGTTTTTGCTTATGGTTTTCTGACCAGAACCTTTTTTGAGAGGCATTACTTTTCCTTTTTGGTTGTTTTCTTAGCGGGTTTCTTTTTAGCTGGAGCTTTTTTAGCAGCCGGCTTTTTAGGTGCAGCCTCTTCTACCGGCTCCGCTTTTTCTACTACGGGCTCTGGTTCGACAGCCTTTTCTTCTAAGGGAGGTGGAGGCTCTGAGCCATCGATCCTCGCTTGTTTGGTAGCAATGCGGTGAGAGCTAAGCCTCTCCTTTTCAGCTTTATCCGCTGCTGCTTTCGCGATCTCTTCTGCTTCCTGAATGCGCTGAGCAAGCTTTTTATCTTTCAACAGCTCACGCATTTTTTTCATAATACTATTCATTACCTTCCCTTATTCTGCATATCTAACAGTTTTAATTCTGCTTGCTGACTGAGTCGCTGTCTAGCCACATTGAGTTTATCGTCGGCAATATCTTTTTGAGTGGCTATGCGCTCCTTCGCCAGCTCGTTTTCGAGCATCTTTTCTTCCATTCGCTGATCTTGTTTAGCCTCGAATTGTGCGTTGTCAGACTCAATCTCAGCAGCCCTCAAACCAAGCTCTTGTTGCCTAATCTGGACCAGCGGATCCGTTTCATCTCCCTGGCCGATACTAATCAACAACTCAGAAGTAAGCTGGGCCAAGATAGGAGCAGAGAACTGTTCCTGCATCATCTGAATCTGCGAACCAATTTGTTGCTGTTGCTCTGGCGGTAGCTGAGCCATCTGACCCTGCAACTGTTGTATTTGTTGCATCTGTTCAGGTGGCATCTGAGTCTGAGCTATCTCAGCAGCCAAGAACTGAAGATGTTGCATGATGTGCGAAATTATCAACCCTTGAAGTGGTGGAGTGTTTTTCACCAGCTCGGTTAAAAACAAAGATCTGTGCGCTTCAATGTGAGCAGCATGGTTTTGCCCTTCAAAAGCCTGTGCCGGTTGCCCCATCAGTAACTGTGCGTTTTCCAATCCAGCATCGAGAGGAGCTGGTGGTGGTGGCATTTGTGGGGGCTGTATAAGCTTTTCTACATCATCAACTCCCAGGGCAGCATACATCCTTCGATACGCCTCATAGATTCCCATCGGACCATGTATCTCTGGATTGCTCTGGACCATAGTCAACAACTCTTGAGCCATAGTAATGCGTTGGCTCTGGCTGAATATGTTTGGATCACTGACTGGTACTACATCCACCCGTGCATCGAAGTCTTGGTTCAAGACTTCTTGCATACCTGTGCCAGTGGAGTATGGATAGTTTGCTGGCAGATATTCAGAAAACACCTTAGCCAACAACTGAAACTCTACTCGCTGGGAATAATGCAATCGTTTGTGGATCGCAGACATTACCTTGGTGCCACGTTCCAAAAGAGCGACTGTCGTACCCACTGGCATCGCCTGATTCATATCTCCGATCTGCATATCTGCAATCGATGCGAATCGTTGACCGCTCTGGACCAGTAATCCGAGCAACTGCATAAGCACGTTTGACGGCTCTTTGATTGGTAGCGGGATTAGGTTCTCTCGCAGAGATGACCCAGTCGTATCGATATCTCGGAACTCACCAGGCTGCAAAGGCTCAGACTCATCTCTGATCCTCATGCCTCGTGCTTTAAATCCCGCGGGTAAGTTAGCTAGTGTGCCAGCATCGATAAGCTGTCTCAAAATGGAGGTAGATGCTTTCGCTAAGCCGCCAATCATGTGGCTCAAACCGAGCCCATAAAATCCGAGCCCAGGTAAAAACTTGTATTGAACAAAATAGTTGATCTTGTTCTTCATAGGGTCAGCTTCAGAATAGTTTCTCCTGATAGCTAACACCTGGGTTGTGGTTTCATCGATCGTGACTATGTAGGGCAACTTGAGACCAGTCTCTTCTCCCGCCTCATTTGTATCTTCAAATCCAGGTAGATCCAGTATGGTGTGGACCTCGTAAACAGTATGGTCTCGACTCTCTTTGTAGCCTGGTTTCAAACCTTCGATGTCATCAATTTGTTCTTCGATGTCATCTCGGTCAACGGTGTAACTATCACCCTTCAACTCTATGTCTGCGTAGAAACCAGAAAGCTGTTGCTTCTTGATTTCGTTTTTACTCATACTCAAAACGTGAGTGACCCGCTCAGCACTAAACAAGTCAGTAGACTCGTATGGCACAATCAAGTCTTCGGGGGCAATAAACTTACAAAGCGCCCGATTCATGGTGGTGTCGTAATAGACTTTTTTGAACGCACTACCGGCCAACGGTAGGTAAAACAAAAGCATATCAAGCTCTGGATCGTACTCTTGCATCACATTCATGAGGTAAAAGTTCATGAACTCTTGAACACGCTCTGCTTGGTTTTCTACCTCTGGTGTTCGATTTCCAACGACCTCAGTTTTCACTGGGCCTTTTGGAGGTAACAATTCTTTGTATGCTTGTGCCTGGAACTGAGTTACTGCTTCTGCCAGTATCGGATGTATGACTCCAGTAGATCCTTCAAAAGGCTGACTTCTGGTATCGTCAAACTTCATACCCAGATATTTCAATCCGTCAACGTAGGTTTTCTCCCACTCGGACCTTGATTCTTTATCGCCTTTGATTGATGAAATAACATCGTTTGCAAGTCTACCCAGGTCTGCTTTATCTACTGAATCAACCAGGTTAGCGTCGAATGCTGTAATTGGACCCGCATCAGTTTCGTTGATTTCGTCATCAACCAAAACTTCTTCTTCGGTAACTAGAATCTCAATGGCTTCGCGAACCTGATCAGCTCGACTTGGCTCAACTTCGACCTCTAATGAATTACCCTGAACCATCACATCAGGATTGCTTTCAGTGCCTAAACCTACTTTCTCAATTGCCATTAGTAAAATACCGTCCTGTTATGGTTCATCAGTTGCACTTCTTCTGGGTAGTCATCATTCAAACTCACAAATCCACCCTGCCTAAACCTCATCAAAGCCATAGTAGATGAGTCGCAATAGTCATCGTGGTCTCCATAAGGGAACGAAGCCATTTCCTCCATCACTTCCTCAGCAAAAGGCTTTTCAGGAGCCCATACCATACCACTCTCAAAAATAGGCGCTACCGAATTCATTCTGGCTATTTTATCTTGACCCCTGGACGGCGTATAAGCTGTTACTGGTATGCCCATTCTACGCAGCTCATGAGTAAGCGGAGTGCCAGACGCTTTGGCTTCTATCAACACACAATCTGGTTGCCAATACTTGTATTCATCCCAGGCAAGCTTTTTCAGATCAGGAAAGTCCAACCGCACTCTTTGGGCGTCTAACAGAATAATTTGTTCGGGGCCGTCTGACTGGGGGGAGAATATGGCCCAGGTCGTAATCGCAGAATAGTCGGCAGTCTCTTTTTTACTAAAAGCCGTATCATAAGACTGAATAACATAAGAGTAAGCCGGCACCTCATCCTCTTCCCACTTCATCCACCATTCGCGTTTTACAATAGATCCTTCTTCAGCCGTGGGATTCTGCATCCATTGGCTGTTCCATTTGCCAATCGGGAGAGAGGCTTTTACGCCGAGCAGCTCTTCTTTCTTCCAGAACTCAGGCCATAGTGGCTCATCCGATTCTGGCATGATTGCTGGGAACTCAATTACATCCCACTGGTCAGCGTAGTCATCACCTTGTTTCTTTAAAACCTTACCGACAAGATCTTTGGTGCTCCATCGCGTCATAACGATGACAATAATCCCGCCAGGTTGTAGACGTTGACGAGGACCAGACGTATACCAATCGTAAATGGAATCCATAGCAGTAGGGCTCAGAGCATCTTGTTCTGAAACCGGATCGTCAATAATAAGTAGATCAGCACCTCGACCAGTGATCGCACCACCAACACCAGCATAGAAAGACTCACCACCCTGGTTCGTTGTCCAACGCCCAGCCGATTTGTTATCTGATTCTAACTGAAGCTTCGGAAATACTTCTTGATACTCATCTGAGTCGATGATGTTTCTCACGCGGCGTCCGAACCTGACCGCTAGCTCAGCCGTGTGCGTAGTCTGTATGATTTTCAAATTGCCACGGAGCCCCATCATCCAAGCTGGGAAAAACGTACTAGCAAACTCAGACTTGGTATGCCTGGGAGGCAAGCAAACGATCAGTCGTTTTAGTTTGCCTTGAGCAATCTTGTTGAACTTTTCTCCGATAATCCGGTGATGTCTGCCCTCTACGAAATCAGGCCATTGGCTTTTGATAAACGATATGAAGTCTGTCTGACAAGTTTCTTGTTTTTCGAGAGATGTATATCGATCGAGTAAGGCTACTGCCTCTGCCTTATCCGCGTCTGATAATATGTCAAAGTCTTTGAGTGCTAACTCAGACATGTTCCCAGGGCTTCCCCTCGAATAATAAGGCTTCTGCCTCTCGGCGCCTGATCAAACCATCAAGAACCTCACCGCCAGCTCGATTCCATCTTTTGATTTGCTCTGGAACTCCGCTGTATTCGCTTTGGTTCAGAATTTTCAAAAGTGTTGACTCTCCTAAATTGCCTTCGCCTAAATTGAAAGTCCAAGCGACCAAAGCATCAAATTGGTTTTGCTCTAAATCGACGTTTACCAACCGACTTACTGCTTCTTCAAAAACTCCCAGATCATCCCTAAGCATGTCCTCGGCTTCTTCTTGGCTGCATGTATCTCCGTCCTGGACGTTTAACGTATGACCGTAACCGATTGTGTGTACTCCAGCAGAACACTTGTAGCTGCTCAGTTCACAACCTTCAAATTTTTTAATCAGGGCAACGCCCTCTTCACTCGTTTTCATCTTTTCCCTCCTGATCCGCATCGACACGGCGGTAATAGCTAATGATGGATAGTACTTGTCGAATATATCGTTGAACTTCTGCCATATTCTGAGAAAGGTTTTCATATCCCTTAGTGGTCAATCCGTAAAAAGCGTTTGTGGGTGCGTTACCTTCGCGTAAATCTTCGAGGTATTCTGACATTGTATCGGGAGTAAGAACAGTCCACTCCACAGGCAAAGTGGCTACGGAATTTGGGAGTGGAGGATGATACCTCAACGGGGTTTTAGCTACCGTAACCACTTCGACTGCTTGGACTTTGGGAGAATCCGTCTTGGATGGTAACAGAGAACAACCGCTAAGGACTAGCAGGATTAGTAATAGTTTCCAAATTTTGCAGTACATTCGCCGTACCTTTGTTGATAATCTTTTCTATCAGTTTTGGCTTGCGTAATGAAAGCACATCTAGGTTGTGCTTTGCGAACTTTTTTCTGATCTCGTTGACCTCTTCTACTGCTTTGGCGTGTTCTTCGGAAAGCTCAGTAACCCGCTGCATTACCTCTTGCGTTTTCTTTTGTTGATCCAAGAACTCTTGGTTTTGTTTCGCTACGGTATTTTCAAGAAGCTGAGTATTAGCTTGAGCTTGTTTTATCTGAACTAAAAGGTTTTCTTTCTCCGCTTCCGCTTTGTCGTAGTAAAGTTTGAAACCACCGAGGGTGAGTGCCAGAACAACCCCCAGGCCAGCACTAATTTGCCAGCTCAAGGTTTCTTAGCCATATACGCACTGGCGCCGAAATACAATCCCACAATTGATGCCTGACTTAAAAACAACATATCACTGAGGGCAGCTAAGGTGTCCAGGCGACTGTCTGGGATAAAAGGAGCAAGAGGCAACAGAGCGAAAACACACATACTGATAACAGCAACCCAGGCCATCTTTCTCTGACTGTCGGCTTTTTCTTCTTGGAGTTCAAGTTGTAACATCTCCTGGTGGCGCGAGATCTCTTGATCGCTAACCACTCCATCGCCATCTGCATCATATTCTGCGTAACGGGATTTTGGTTCTAGCTTTTTAGGAGTCACTGTCTTTCCCTGCTATGTATCCAGATATAACACCAATGAATCCTACTATAGCGTGTTGTAGGAGAGAAATAACACTTTCGTCAGGTGACTTGTTTTCTCTAATAGCGATATAAAAATCACCGATAACAATGACAGCCAATAAAGCTATGAGACCAACCACCATAATGAGGACCATCTTGGCTTTCATACAGTCACCAAAATGTGTTGTCCCGTTGCTTTTGGAGTTGTTTCGCTCAAACCACCGTTTTTATACAAGTAAGTCTTTTGATCATAATAGGTTGTGATAACCTCTCTATGTCTGTTCGTCTCTCTAACTTGCAGCCTTTCCGTTTCAATCTTGTGAATCTGATGCTTTGCATTCGGCGGTTGCGCTTGAACGCTGTTTGGGAAGGGCGGTATATCAGTCATCTTTAGGCACAGTTTTCAGATCGTGGAAAATTATACTCGTACCCGCCTCAGAGCTTTTGATTATTTTCGGCTCACAGTGCAGAGAAAACTTATTTGTCTTGGGCAGGATGTAAGCCCAACGCTCTGGAGACTGCCTTTCGATAGCCATCTTATGTTGGGAACAGCTAGTTAAGGTCTGAAAGTGCACTTGGAAGCTCATATCTTGCTCATTGCCGCGAAACATTAACAAAACGTAAACCAACATTTCCATTAAATTTCTCTCTTTTTGCCTATTGCCTGTACTCTTTCTGCCGCTGGTTGGACCAAGCCCCAGGTCAAAACGTCTATATCTACTTGATGTGCGGTCCCTAAAACCCTTGGCATAGTGTTACGCACATAAATATAAGCTCCGTACCCACATTTTTGATGGTTGAATTTTAACCAATCTGTAGCAACCTGATGTCGCTTCGCAGGAGGGTTGACCAGCCGTAGCTTGTTCCATTCTCTAAGATCGCAGAACAGATTAGGATTTTCGGGATCGTAATCTAGCTTTACTGCTTCTGAAGCATTATCTGAATCAGTTGTGCTAGCTTTTCGTCCGTCGATTTCAGTGTTTCCTGCTGTTGACTCAGACTGTCCACCACCGCCTTGATCTGCGTCTGGTTGACTGCCGACAGTTGCCCGTTGGCTACCGCCTTCTCCGCTGTCTCCTTTACCACTTGCTCGATTCTAGCCACCTCCGAACTGGTAGCTTGAGCCTGGGCTTGCATAGAACCCCAAGCGATAGCCCCTGATATAGCTGCCGCTGCGATTGGTAAGGCCCAAGTGGGAATTTTTATTGAAGTACCATCGCTCATTTTTTCAGACCTCCAAATAAATTGGAATTAAAAGACTACCAATAAGCAAGATAATAACACTCCAACTCAATCGTTCAAGACGGTCGAATCGTTTTGATCCTTGCTCTAAACGCTCTTCGATTCTTTTGTATCGTAAGGCACATTCAGCTTCATGAACCTCCATTTTATGGAGTGCTTGCTGCGCCTTGTCTTCCATTATTTCTCCGCAGAAGCTTGCTGCTTGGCTTTACCTATGGTCAGCGACATATACTCAATGATTGGGTAAACATACTTACCCATAAAAGCATCATCTTTAGGTGTTGGGG